CAAATGAATCATCAAAATCTTTTTCTAAATTTATATGTGAAGGAATATCTAATAGAGATTTTGTTTGAATATTATTAATATCCATAGGAATATTTAAATTATTCCATACTAATATATTTTCACTATTGTAAATCATATAATCAATCGCAATACCTTCATAAATGCGATAAATAGTTAAATATTTATCTCTATTTGTATCTTCAGTGGCAAATCTTAAATTATTGAATTCTTCAGTGTTGATATTAAAACATGGTCTATCTTTCGTCTTTTCCCATACAAAATGATTATCTAAACGAGTTAACACATAAATATCATAAAAATTATTAAGATTTTTCATCTTTCTATAAATTAAAGTATCAGTAAAAATTACCCTATCATAAGAAATATCATCAAGAGTATTATTATTAAGATTCATATTGTAGTTAATAAAAAATAATAAATTATCTTTAAATTAAGAAAGGTGATTAATTTATCTAAGATTAAATCAATGAATTTTGAACACGTTTCATATTCATATCACAATCATTCACTAAATATTTATAAATAGCATCAGAATTATATACAGAATTATGAATAGGTAAATTTTCTAAATCTATCTTTCCATCGAAGACTTTAAATAAACCCCGTGAAGCAATATATTTATTTTTAAATTCATCCGATATATTTATCTTTTCTTCAGAATCTATAAGATTATCTATAGATTTATATTTTTGTATATATTTCATTGCTCTAACAGGTCCTACTTTTGGAATAGTAGGACAATAATCACAACCACATAAGATACACATATCAATAAATTCATCATGATTCATTTTAAAATCTTCTAATATTTTTTGAAAATCAAAGATTGTAACTATATCGGGGCGCTTAATACTCTTATCAATACATGCTCTAAACAATTGAGGACAGCCATATGAAAGAGTATCCATATCTTCAGTCATTACAGCATCAACGAATCCTAACCGACATAGTTCGCTAGCATAAGCTTCTGCTTCTCCATCTGCATGGATATAAGATACACCCATTAATGAAAACATATGTTTGAGATCTTCAATATATTCTTTTTTTATTCTAATTGTTCCTTTCTCAAGCGATTTCTTTTCTTCAGGATTGGTTGTATTTTCCATCTTTTCTTTACATTCTTCTACTTTTTTTACGCGTGCCTTGATACAATCTTGTTTTTCTTGTGGTGGTTTCCCATCAAATATATAAATAGGTGTAATACCAAATTTTAAAAGTTGATTTGTTTTATAATATAAACCTTGGATGTGACTAACAACTTTACCATCATTATTTCGAAGGTAATCTCCCTTGGATCTTACATTCATTAAACTTTTATAAAGGAAAATACTAGTATCAATTGCTATTCTCTTATCTTTCATCGTATAAAGTCCTTCATGTTGAATAGAATCTGGAGAATTTTTCTTAATAAGTTGTGTAAGTCCTTTTATTCCCATTGTGAATATATTTCTAATTAAGATTATAAATTTTAAGTAATCAAATTTATATTCTAATTTTAAGATTAAAAAATCATTAATATGCGTTTAAATATGAATAATATTATAAAAATTATAGTGAATGGGGTGATAAGTTTAATATACAATATTTACCATTCAAGGTGCTAACAACCTTTAATAGTGAAAAAATAATTAGGATTGAATCCGTTAATTTATTCTCCATGATGAAAACAAATTTAATGTAATTGTGTCCCTTTTGGTTGATTTAAAATGGTTTCATTGGTGTCAGAATAAAATATATTTTTAAGGTAAGTTTTTTAATAAGTTTATAATCTATTTATAAATTTAAATATATTAGTATTATTATAATGGAACAATATACAAACTTTTCTTTTGTAAATGAAATATCATTAAATAACGATAAATCTCAATGTAATCCATTTTATTCAAATAATAATATGGGTAATTATTTTTTACAATGTAGTAAAGATTCACAATCTCCCTTATGGGGTTCATTTAAACCAGTTAAAGAAAACTGCCCCGTGAATCCCAAAGTAGGAACTCCTTGTCATAATATATGGAATAATCAGACAAAGCGAAAAGGTGTGGTTTATTATGATAGATAATAATTTTATAAACTCGGTATAAATTCCCAATTTAAATCTTTACATATTTTTTCCCATATAATATCTTGAGCATGTAATTTTTCACGACTTTTTAATAAAGTAAAACATTCTAATAAATGATCATATTCTAGAAGCTCGCAAAATTTATGAAGGACATAACTATAAGATAAAAAATTCTTTCGTGTTGGTGGGCAATTTTTCATAAATGGTATTTGTATTTCTTTAAATAATGACCTTAATATTTCTTCACTTTTTCTATCTAACATAGGAGCATTTTTACCCGTAATAATAGTAAGTATATGTGGAATATTTTCATAATATTTATTTAATTTAAGTTTTTTTAATATTTCTCGCATTTCATTATATTTTATATTATTTCTATCAAGGTGTTTATTTTTATTTAATTCACTATTAATTTGAGAATATATTTCACTTGATAAATCTTTTCTTTCTTTTGCTTGAAATTGAGCTAACCATTCATTAAAATGATTTATTCTTTTATAAGTATAATAAGTAATCTCACTTTGTGGATCGGAATAAGATATTTTATCAGTAATGACCATTATTTTTTTACTATTACCACAATGCATACAAAATATTTCTGAAACTAAATCTGATAAATACATTTGTTGTTTACATAATTCACATATTTCATTATTTTGACTCTTATATTCTTTATTAATTATTTCATCATCTATATTACTCATATATTCTTTTAAAATATCTTTTGAATCTATATCTGTGCAATTTCCATCTATTTCTTTTTTATCATTAAAAAAAGACAATATACCCCCTTTTGAATTATTCTTTTTAATTTTATTATCAGTTCTATAATATTGATCTAATAATAAGCCATTATCTAAATAATATTCATTAAGTTCAGTATCAGATAAAGAACTTTCTTTTTCCATATGAATATCATCTATCATTTTACGATTATCAGTATGACACTTTTTAAAGGGTTTGTCTTTTAATAATGACATTTATTAAAACAAATAGAAAATCTTTTTAAATGAATTATAAAATATATCTAATATATTTAAATAATAGTTATATATAAAAAAATAAAATGAATGATTCTTTAGATGTTAATGAAGGTGAATTAAATGAATTTAAATCACATTTAAAACAATGGTTGACAATTGATGAAGAAATAGTGAAATATGAAAAAAAAATAAGAGAATTAAAAAATCTTAAAAAAAAAATATTAGAACCACAAATCACGAATTTTATGGTTAATCATAATGTTAGAGATGTAAATACACAAATAGGGAAAATTAGATGTAATGAAAGAAGACAAAAAAAAGCATTAAACAAAAGTAATATAAGGAATAATTTATCGCAAGTTATTTCAGATAATAATCAAGTAGAACAAGCCATGGAACTTATTATGAATAATAGAGAAATTAAAACTTATCATGTTTTAACAAAACCCAAAATGAAACCTATTAGCAATACTATTGAAACAACTCTTTAAATTTATTATATATTTCTTTATGATAATTAATATCTTTGATATTTATTTCATCTATGTATTTTATATCATTTGTTTTTTGAGATGTATCAATCAAATAAAGATAGTAATGATTTAACTCATTGTTATTTTTATATGAAACCATTTTTTTACTTATATAACGATTATAAATGATATCATTTGTATCATTTTTTTTGTTACAATCATTTATTTTTTTAATTGGAATATTTAGTAAATATAAATAATATATAAAAATATCATTTCTATTAAACATATTTATAAAATTGTATATTTCTAAATAATTATGACTAATATTTTCAACTAAGTTTAGTAAGATTATTTTTTCATCTCCCATACATAAACGAAAAATATCATCTAATTTATAATCATATTTTAAAATATTTTTAGTTATTAATTCATTGCCATCATAATTATCTTTTAAATTAATATTGTGAATATTATCATATTCACTTAAAAATGTATTAAAATTATATTTAGAATCATATATCTTATTGTCTAAAATATCTAAACTAAATTTTCTCTTTTTATTTTTGATAATTTTTAAACAAATTTTATAATAATCACTATAAGAATATTTACATTCTATCATATTTAATTTACATTTATTTAATTGATTATTTTTAATGAGACTTTTATCACAAACTAAAATTATTTTACTATTATAATATAGTTTTTCTTTGATAAATTCAATAATTAAATTATAACTTTTTTTGTCATATTTTTTAAATATATGAAGGTCATCAATTAATAAACCACGTGTTTCGGTTTTTTTTTTAAACATTAATGTAATATTTTTTTTCTTTATCCTATCTAAGATATAATTTTTTATATCTTTATTATCTTTTATATTTGCACTATCAATCCTTAACATTATTGTATCTTTTAATAATTCTAAAGCTATATGTGTTTTACCACAACCAGGTTTACCATATATTAATAAAGGTTTATTCTTTTCTAAAAGAATATTCATATAAAATAATATTGTAGAATTGTTTAAATTATTTATAATGTATTAGAAATATCATATGTATAGTTTCTTTTATTATGATAACTAGGATGTTCCATTGGTATAGGTAATTTAGATAAATCTTCTACGTATCCTTGATGTTGTTTCACATTAGATGTTACATTCTCAACAGCATAATCTAATACCTTCGCATTTAATCGTTTAATCTCATCTATAATATTATCTATGCCTACTCTGAAATTAGCATATTGTAACATAATTGATCTCATAATAATATATAAATCATTAGATGATTGCTCTGATATTACCTGATTTGTATTCTGATAAACACGATATCTTATTGTATCTTGAATAACTTTTATATTCATATCTGAAAAAAATAAACTATTAAGTGAATTCTCTTCTATTAAACCCTTTATAGATGAATCACTATTATTTTTATTCATAGTTATATCCTTTTCAACAAGATTTGATAAATCATTAACTACCTCTATATCACCTAATCTACCATTATTAACACCACCTACCATTGTATCCAATGAAGCACCATCTTCATATAAAAAATCTTTTTTAAATCTAGTTTTACTTCCATCGGGGTTTATTATCTCTGAATAATCATCTACACTAGGGAACCCTGTATCTACTTCAGGTGGGATAATTATTCCTGAACCAGATACTCCTACACCAGGTCTAGACATCAAATCATAATCATATAAATTCTGACCATCTATTCCACCATAGTTCTGAACAACTATTTCACCATCTATATCTAAACCAACCGATTCATCGTAATTTCCACCTCTAGCAATACCTGAAACATAAGTTGACATATTATATCTATATTATATAATTTAATTCTTTATATTTAATCTAAATACTCTAATAATTTATCTAATTCACCTAACCATATTTCTTCAATTGTTAATTTTTCTAAATTATTATATTCTTCATCTAGTTTATTTATCTTTTCTCTTAATTTTTCTATCTCATCTTCTGTAAATAAATAAATAGACATTTTGATTAAATAATCAAAGTTATTTGTTTCTTGATTATCATCTGTATCTACAACCTTATCTTTTGAAACTTGGATATATTTATTTTTTAATAAATCATTAATAATATGTATTTTCTTGCGCTTATATATTTTAATAGTATCATTCATTACATCAGTAATAAATCTCATTTTACTTTTCAATATTATTAATTCATTTTTAAGATTAATTAATAAATGTTCCTTTCTATCAACATAGAGTTGATATCTTATTTTATAAAATTCATCTATTATTTCATTTGTATTTTTATACTTTTTTATCTGTGTTTTTTCATTATAAAGATGAATATTATTATAAGATAACCCCTTTGTTGTAGTTAACTTGAAAAACTTTTCAATACCATCTATATTTTCATCTTCTCCCCATTGTAATGAATTTAAAAATCCCTTTTCAAATGTAATAGTAAAATTTACATCTGTATCAGTACTATTATTTACATAATCTATAATTGTCTTTTTTATCTTATTTTTCTTACCTTTCTCATTTTCTAACGATTTCTTTTTATTATTATCCGGAATAAGTGAATCTAAAAATGATTTATAATCATCTGTCCATTTACCTATGGGTAACTCGGTTACCCTTATTTTAGTATCATCTATTACTTCATATATTCCTTTACTAAGATAATTATTATTATCTATTTTAACTATCTTACCTTTAAAATTATTAAAATAAGGACCTATATTCCCATAAGGTTTTCCATTTATCTTCTTTTTAATATTTTTAATTACATCAATTATATCATGCATAGGAACATTAGTACTAAAACCAGTTCCTATACCATTCATCCCATTAACGAGTACCATTGGTAAAATGGGAACATAATATTTAGGTTCAACTAATATACCATCGTCATCATTGTATTCTAATAATGGAAAATCAACTGAAGGATAAATTAAATCTACTATTTTATTTAATTCAGTATGAATATACCTAGGACTCGCAGAATCTCGACCACCCATTATACGAGTTCCAAATTGACCATTTGGCATTAATAAATTAATATTATTACTTCCTACATAATTCTGAGCCATACCTATGATAGCACCTTGTAAAGATGCTTCACCATGATGATAAGCTGCATTTTCACTAACATAACCTGCTAATTGTGCTACTCTTATTTCATTGTATAATTTTCTCTTGAAACAAGAATATAAAATCTTTCTTTGACTGGGTTTTAATCCATCATATAAAGAACCTATACTTCTTAATGTATCACTATTTGAAAAATGTATTAATTCTCTATCAATGAAATCAGGTATACTTATATCTTTCATATTATGATCTAAGATAACCTTCTCATCAAAGTTATATAACCAATTTTTTCTCATATCACTCTTATCTTTACTAAAAGCTAAACTCATTTTATCATTTGTTTCTTCATTATAAATATAATTATTTAACTTGATATCACTAAAATATTCTCTTGCTTCTTTAGCAGAAGATGTACCCAATCCCTTATAATATTTTATTTTCCAAGATTTACTATTATTAGTCTTATTTAACCATTCTTGATATTCAGTTAATGTATAAAATGATTTTATATTTTTCTTTAGAGATACTTTTACAATAGGAGTAATCATACTTGTAATATATCCTAACTCTAATAAAGAAGGCCACATATGATGAAATACATTCATTACTAATCCCTTAATATGCGAACCATCATGATCTTGATCTGTCATAATCATAATTTTACCATATCGTAATGATTTTGTATCCTTGTAAATCTTACCAGTTTCTAATCCAAGTATCTTTTTAAGATTTGTAATTTCACTATTTTTCATTATTTGATCTAAAGAAGCATCCCTTACATTCATCACTTTTCCCTTTAAAGGAAAAGCTCCATAAATATCTCTACCTACAACCGATAACCCAGATATAGCCATTGATTTAGCTGAATCCCCTTCGGTTAATATTAAAATACATTTTTCAGATTTACGTGTCCCAGCCCAATTAGCATCATCTAATTTTGGTATATCTCTAATCTTATTACGTTTACTACCATCCGTTTTCTTACTTTGTTTATTCATCTTAAATTCACTAAATTGAATTACACGTTCTAAAATATCAGTTTTATCAATAATTTGTTTAATAAATTTATCCGAAATTTCAGGTTTAGAACCAAATTTACTTGCTGTTGTAATTAATCTCTCTTTTGTCTGACTATCAAATGATGGATTCACAATCAATGTATCTACAAAGATACGCAAATAATTCTTGATATATGTTTCATTAATATCCCTTTTACATTTCTTTGTCAAAACTTTTTTAAGACCACTTGTTAACATCTTACTTATCATATCAACATGCTTACCTCCTTTAGATGTACAAATACCATTCACAAATGATACTTGTTCAAAATTATCTGAATTAGATATACTTACACCTATCTTCCAAGGAATATTATTATTTATAAATTCATCATATACTAAAACTTCATCATTTAAATACATTTTACTATAATCCGAAAAATTCTTTACAGATAATTTCTTCTTATTTAAATATACCGAAACACTCTTATCAGTAATGCCAGCGATATCATAAACTCTTCTTATCATCAAATTTATCATATCATCACTATAATTTTCAATACCAAATCTATTAAAATCAGCTATCCAAGTTATCTTTGTATATGGTTTTCCCGAATAATCACTTATTTTTGGTTTACTTATTATTTTCATATTCCCCCTGAATAATTGTGTATATTTCTTTTTCCTTAGACTATCAATTGTTTCCAACTTGAATGATTTTGAAAATATATTCGTTAATTTTGCACCATATCCATTCTTACCACCGACTACTTTTTTTTCATCTTTATTGTAATTGGTTGATGTTAATAATTCACCGAAAATAAGTTGTGGAATATATATTGGTTTTCCATTTTTCTTTTCTTTTGGATGTTCAGCTATATCAATACCATCACCATTATTCATAATACTTATCTCACCTTTTTCTTTATCAATATTAATCTTTATTTCAGTTACACGATTAACACTCTTATTTTTCTTATATAATTCATTTAATCGAGTCACTTGATCCTTTGAATTTACTAAAATTTCATTATAAATATTAAATAAAGCTGGAATATATTCACATTCTTTATTGATTATTTTATTCTTTGAAGGTTCAAAAACCTGTAATGATTCTACTATTAAATCGCACCCCCCTACATAAGTATCAGGAGTGTTGTAAATATGATTTTGGAGGTCTTCTTTCTTATATTTTTCTTCTAAAGACATCTTATAATTAAACTATTTGTATTTTAAGTTTAAATAAATAAAAATCAAATTTTAAAAATATCCAATTTTAATATTAATTTACCTTCTTAAAGACCTTTTATTACTCTTTCTTAAAGAACTTTTCTTACTCTTTCTTAAAGACCTTTTATTTATCCTTAAAGACCTTTTATTACCTTTTCTTAATGATCTTTTATTACTCTTTCTTAATGACCTTTTATTACTCTTTCTTAATGATCTTTTATTTTTCCTTATAGACCTTTTATTACTCTTTCTTAAAGATCTTTTATTTTTCCTTATAGATCTTTTAACGCTCTTTCTTAAAGATTTTTTCTTACTCTTTCTTAAAGACCTTTTGTTTTTCCTTATAGTTCTTTTCTTACGATTTAATAATCTCAATCTCACACCACCTCCTGTAGCAGCAGCAGGTTCAAATGGGAAAGGTTTTTTATATATTCCCAATCTGATTAGCATTCTATTTTGTAACATTTCAAATAAATTTCCTTTTTTATCAGCTACACCAGGCTTACCCCAAACACCATACCTTGTTAAATAAATTGTAAATTTATAAATGACTTTACCTAAATAATCATAAAATAAATCTCTGCCTACTTCTATTATAGGTTGAATATCATCTTGCTCTGGTTCTGCATCAGCACCACCATCCTGTTCCCTCTGGGTCTCCTGTTCCGGTTGCGGTTCCGGTTGTGGTTCTGGAAGAATCTTTGTATTAGACGACTCTTTATCATCCGTACGAGAAGTCTGTTGCATCAACTGACTCTGTAGATTAACCTGAGAGGATCGGGCTTCATCCAAGCGACAGCATGCCGGAGACCGAGTTTGAGCCGGAGTCGGAGTCTGAGCCGGAGCCACAGCCTCAGTCTGAGCCTGAGCCGTTGTCGTAACCGGAGCCTCAGTCTGAGCCGAGGAGGCAGCCAAGTTTCCGTATCGGCGCTGCCGTTCAGCATCGTCGTGGCGATTGGCGGCCTCCTCGGTTGGCGTTCGTGCTGTTGTCGTAACCGGAGCCTCAGTCTGAGCCGAGGAGGCAGCCAAGTTTCCGTATAGGCTCTGCCATTCAGCATCGTCGCGGAGATTGGCTGCCTCCTCGGCTGGCGTTCGTGCTGTTGTCGTAACCGGAGCCTCAGTCTGAGCCGGAACCGGAGCCGAGCGCTCACTCTGAGAGGCCACTTTATCCCATGCATGCGTCCGGTCCACATCATCCCATACCTTCTTCCGCTCATCAGGCGGAAGAATGACCTGATTCTGAGACTGAGCCTGAACCTCAACCGGAGAATCAGTCGTAGCCGGAACCGGAGTATCGTCGTCATCACCAGTTGGGTCTCCCTGCTCCTGCCACTCATCTGGCTGCCAACCATCATTTCTCCCACTTAAGTAATCTTTAATTAAAATATTATATTCATTAAAGAATTCATCATATAAATCTTTTAGGGTTGGTGAAGATGGGGTCTCAGGTTCTGGACGCGGAGCCGGTACTTTTACGTTGGAACCCCCCCCCTGTCCTTGTCGCGGCCGATGGAACTGAGGCCTGGGCTGACCACTTGGTGGTGGTGGGGGCGCTGCTGCTGCTGCTTGTGCTGCTGCTTCTTGTGCTGCTGCTTGTGCTGCTGCTACTTGTGCTGCGCCCTGGGAGCGAGGGACGGAGGGCCACTCCGGCTCCGGCTCAGGCTCCGGCTCAGGCTCAGGCTCAGGCTCAGGCTCGAGTTCGGGTTCGGGTTGTGGTTCTGGTTGTCCTGCTAGTCCTGTTGGTGTTGGTTGTCCTGCTGCTGTTGGTGCTGGTCCTGGTGGTCCTGGTGGTGTTAGTGGTCCTGCTGCTGCTGGTCCTGCGCGTGCATCAGGAACCAGTGGTAAGGGTATTATATCAATCTCATCTAAAACAACATCAATACTTTTTTTCAGTAATTTATTCCAAGTTTTTGAATATACTATTTCATAGTTCATTAAGCATTCTAATACTTTTATATAACTATAAAATTCATCTAAACCCATTGTCCCTATGTCAAACATATCAATCATATCTTTCTTTAATAATTTGGAAATATCGTAATATAAATGTGTAATAAATCTATTAACAATCAAAGAACTCGCACCATTATCTGGAGTGGAGCCTGGGGGCACCATATGTTTCATATCAATTCTATCATGTGTATCCTTTCTTGTATATTTTATTAGATGTCGCAGATTTGCAGGCATCTGTTGTGGCGCTTGCGCCGGTTCTCTTGAGCGCCGGCGGCGTGCTTGATCTGGGCCATGAACCTGTTGGGTTTCCATCCCCCAATGAAAACGAGGATTATCTCTATATATGTCTTTTTCTTCCTCAAAATAATCTTGAAATTGGGCTCCCCACAAAGTAATATTTAACCTATTTAACATATTTAGCCAATCTATATGAGGGTCTTGTTCCCAAGTTTTATCATCTTCTAATTCCTGAAGCTCGTCTTCTAACGGACACTGAACTCCATCAATCAATTGTAAACGATTTTGAGGTGGATTGTAAACCTTTCCCAACTCAGATCGAATACCTTCAGTTTTTTCAGTGAGTTCAGCTTTTAAACGCTCTTTAAAATCTCCCAATTCCATCCCCTCCCTACTCAATATCTCCACCATGTTCCGGCACCCATCTATTTCCCCTATAAGCTCACTTATATATTCTGCCATTGAACTTGCGTCATCTATTAAAGAAGTCTTTAATTCATTAAATCCCCTCAAAGTCTCGAAAATATCATTCGTTCTGAAAATATAATTCAAATGTTTTTTTAAAGCTTCTAAGAATGTAGCATATAAACTTTCAATATTCTTACCTATTCTATCTAAAATCTCTGATATTCCTGTTTCAACTTGATTTATAGAATCTTCTGTGCTTTGTTTCTTTGTATTCAAAGCATTAAACATAATCATTAAACCTCTAGCATTTTCTTTTATAAATTTAAGTAATATTATTTCTTTTCGTTGCGCTGCTGGTTGAGTCATTGCCCCACCATTCAGTATCACACCTTGACTAGACTGGAGGGGGGGCAGCCCGACTGCCGCTCGCCGCTCTGCGGCCTCGAGCTCCTGGTCCGAGGCCGAGGGGGGGAGCCCGACTTCCGCTCGCCGCTTAGCTCGCCGCTCTGCGGCCTTGAGCTCCTGGTCCGAGGCCGAGGGGGTGAGCCCGACTGCCGCTCGCCGCTCTGCAGCGCCAGGCCTTGGCGAGCTCAAGGTCCTCATTAATTTTGCCCGCGCCTCCCGGGTCTCACCTTTAGTTGCTTTCTGTTGGTCTCTTTGGAAGTTTATTTCTTCTTTTAATCCTTTGCGTACTTTTGTGAAGTGTTCGCCTTCTTTAAAATATAATGATTGTGGGCGACCTAATGCATGAATAACATCTATCATTTCAATACCTGCTGGTGCCTTGAGTTCTAACGTGGTAGTGATATCAGATAAAGCATCTCCAGCACCCCCGATTTGGTGCCCCTGTTGTGGTTCTGGCTCGGGCCGCGGCCGCGGCTGCCGTGGGCGGCGCGCGGGCTCCGGGGTGATACCTCGTCCTACCCCTCCATCATCATCAATATAGTCTAGACCTTGACCAAAAACTGAATCTAATTTTAAATATATTTCTCCTTTCATTTCATTTATTTCTAGAGTATATAATGATTTAAATATATTAACAATTCTTTCAGCTCTTATTTTTTCTCCAGGATTGTTTCCAGCTGTCAAAGTATTGATTATATCTTGAATACCCCTTTGAAAATCATCTAAATTTACTTGGCTGGACTCAAAGGGGGTACCATCGGGGACACGTATTCCTCTTTCAAATATACCTTCATATTTATTTATCTCACTCACTAATTTAACAAGTTTGATTTCTTCGTTAACTTTTTGCATTATTAATCTGTTAAGCGCATCCCTATCACCTTCATTAATATTAACGTCATTTAATATTCCCTCCATTAATATTCCTTTTGCTTGATTAAATTTGCGTACATCGAGTTCATTCACCTGTTTTACAAGTGGGTTAGATCTAATAACTGAATGATTTATACTTCTAATCATCTGTTCAGCCATTTGTTCTCCAAAATCCTGAACTGAATCAGGAATTGCCACACCATTGACTTCATCCATACAATCATTTAATTTATTCAACAACTCATGTAAGACTTCATTCATTACATCTTTGATATTTATATTTGATACAGGGTTACCAAAAAAATCATATCCTTTAATCATATCGTATAAATTTTTTTTATTAGTATAGTAAGGGCCTCTTAAAAATTCGCTATATTGTATTATCATTTCATCTGAGAGCATTTTATAAACTTCACGAGAACCGAAAACTCTAAATTTAAATATATTTGTACCTTGAAAAATTTTTAATTCAGAAATAATTTCACAAATTTCTTTTTCAGTTAGTTTTGGAAAATATTTTTCTCTTATCTCCATTATATTCTCCATTTTATCTTTTGTGACTTGATTCTGATAAAATCTAATTATTTTTTCATTTTTTTTACATTGTAACTTGAGATCTTTATATTCATCAAATTCATCTACACATCTTTTCTCTATATATTTTAATAGTTTATGTATTCCAATCTGTTTTTCACATTCTAATTTTAAAATATCTTTCATATATTTTTCAAAAATATCCTTAATAATATCATTTATTGCGCCCTTATATTCCATTAACTTTTGACTGATTTGATCGATGACCTCACCTATTAATACATTTTGTTTGTCAATAATTTTACTTATACTACCTTTAAGTTTTTCTTCAATCTGTTTTCCTGGACCATCTTCTGAAAGTTCTTTTAATTTAGTGATGAGTAATTGATTTTCATCTTCTAATCGATTAATTAATTTCTCTGCTTCAAGATTAAGAACACCAATACTTTTTTCCACATCACATTCTTCTTTTTTTTCAATTTGTTGATTTACTTGTGGTTCTGGTTCTGGTTCTGGTTGTCCTACTGGTGGTGGTCGTGATACTGCTGGTAGTTGTCTTGTTGATGTGTTTCTTAATGTTGTCGGCAGATTCGACGGTAGAGTAGCAATTCTGGGGTCTGCTCTAAATCTTGCGACCTCTTTTTGGAATTCCTCTTGCTTTCTCTCCTTCTTCCTCTCCCTCTCTGTTTCTAGTTGTGCCTTCTCCTCCTCCACCTTATCTCTCTCGGCTTTCTCTTTCATTTCTAGCTTAGTTCTGAACGCTTGCACATCGTCTTCGAATGACTGTCGCCTGGGGTGTCCGGGAGTCGACACCGCGCGCGCGCGCCTCTCCTCTGCGAGCATCTTGTCGTACTCTGCTACGGCTGCTTCCTCGTCAAATTCTGGGGGGTCCTCACCTTCCCCCGCAGCGCCCTCTGCTTTAGCCTTCTTTGTCGCGATCCATTCTGCTTTTTTGGCAGCAGCATCCTCGCGTATCTTTCTCAGCATATCTCTGGTCTTCTCCAAATCCCTTTTAAATTCTCCGAGCTGCCGCTTTCTCTTGGCCCCGGAGGAGCCGTCAG